TAATGGAAGAAATAAATAGTCTTACAGTAACCATAACAGGACTAAGAGCTGGAAAGGGAGTATTAAGCCAGTTTGCAGTGGAATATAAGAAATCGATACTTAAGATAATAGATGAAGCGCCTACTGCCTATGATGTGGATAAGGTAGTAGAACAGTTAGAAAAGAAAATGTTTACCGCAGACTTATATGAACATGGATGGGATGGTCAGACGGTTGATAATCTCCTTTGCTATGGTGATATTTACGATATTTTGAAAGGTGGACTAGAGAAATGTGTGTAAAATCTTGTGATTGTAATAATTGTTATAAAAAGAAAACATGTACAGACTGTGTGCATTGTAGATACATTACCGGAGAAGTAAATTGTTATTCGGAAGGGATAAAGGGATGCGAACATAGAAAACCATATCCGATTGTGAAAGGTGGGTTAGAGGAATGAATAATCAAGAGGCAATAAACAGTCTTAAGAATATTATTGAATACTGGTCATGCAGACCAACAGAAGTTGAAGCTGCTAAGTTAGCCATAACCGCCCTAGAAGCACAGCAAGCCGATATATGGATTCCCATATCGAGTGGAAAACTGCCAGACAAAGAAGGTGACTACCTAGTATATGACGAAAACAAACAAATCACTATAGAGTATTTTTACAAGAGCAAAGACACTGGATGGAGCAATCCATATTTTACAACAGATTACGACGTTATTGCATGGAAACCAATTGCCCCATACAAGGAGGAACAGGTATGAAATATAGCCATGACATACAGGAACAAGCTATTGAAAAGGCAGCTAAAAGACTCAACCTAGATGCACATATAACCCATTGTGATTTAAAATCAGACTTACATACATGGGCAGACCAATTGATGAAACGATGTTTTAGAAAAGGAATGCCATTTAAAAGATCTTACATGATGTGCGAAACATTGGATATCAATTTCTTCTTTGCTGATAATGGAGAGGCTATCTATACATATGCAGGATATGCAGACAACAGAGATTCAAAAGAAGAAAGAATAGTTGAAGCATTTAGAAAAGCAAACCTTATGAGAACATATATGCAAGAAGAAGCTGAAAAGCTGTTACAGGAGGTGCACCCATGAAACGTAGCACCCCAAATCTTCGAAATACAACAGAAATAAAAGCAGATAATACTAACCACTACGGTGGATACATAAAGAAACCAAATAATATTAACCCGATATTTTTAAGAAAGCCATATGAGAGCGTCAAGTAAGGAGGATATATGAGTAGAGAAATTAAGTTTAGAGGACAAAGAGTTGATAATGGTGAATGGGTATATGGTTGCTTATTACTGGACAAATCAAGAAATGATGAATATGCAGTTCGGATACAGCCAAGTGAAGATGGACAGTATTTCGCATTTACGGTAATACCAGAAACAGTAGGACAATACACAGGTCTTAAAGATAATAACGGTAAAGAAATATATGAAGGAGACTTAATCATTACCAGGCAAGAAGATGAAGATATCTTTAAGGTTGAATGGGACGAAGATACTGCAAGATTTATTTTGAGTACACAAAGCTACACGTGTGATTTTGACAACTACAACGGTACTGATTGTGAGGTTATTGGCAATATTAATGAGGATGGTGATTTGGTTGTCCGTTAAAGTACAGAAAAAGATTAATTTTATTAACGATTGCAATGCTAAAGTGGATTACGGTGAGTTAGAAAAATCTATATTATGGTATAGCGACAGACCAACTGTATCAATTAAACATATTTATATGTTTGGTAAGTATCCAGCAGTATCAATACAAGATGAGAAAATACATATACACCGGATTCTAATGATGTATTGGCTAGGATGTAAAATACCAAACGAATATGTAGTGCATCATATTGACGAAGATAAAAAGAACGCATTAAAAGAGAATTTATCTATTGTCTTTGCTTCAACTCATCTAAGCAACCACAATAAAGGTAAAGAACTAACATCAAATCAAAAAGAAATAATTATTGCAAATAATCACAAAAGAAAAGGAGTAAAGAAAAACAAGTATAGAAAAGACGTAAGCTTGCAGCAAATTAATAATTTAAGATCTCAAGGATTATCAATAAATAAGATTGCACAGGAATTACATTGTGACTGGACTACGATAAGGGCAAGGTTACAAGAAGTTGATAATCCAGAACTATTACAGGAGGTAGAACAGTGAGTAAATTTGAATATGAAAGTTTTGTCGGTGGTTATGATGAATGTGCAGTAAGTAAAGAGAAATTTACAAAAGAAGAAGCCATAGAGATATTTAAAAAAGAGTACTGTTATCAGGATGCGAGTAAATACCCTTATATAGCTATAGGTAATGCATATGCAAAACACAGAGCAGGCAGAAATGAAGATGGAGATTGCGTTGTAGGATGGTGGCTAGAATATGCAGACAACGGAAGAAATTGCCCTGTATGGTGCTTCCACAGTGCCAAGACAACAGAAGAATATTTTTGCAAGGACTATGAGTACATACTATTACAGGAGGTAGATAAGTGAACAAGTTTAAAAAGTATTGCCCTAACGTATGGATTGCAGAATGTGAAGAAGAATATGAAAAAGGCGAAGTAATTCAGCTTGAAACAAAGTACGGAAAAGAAGTTGATTGCGAAGTTTACAATCTGATAGCGAAAAACAATAACAAATATTTTTATTCTATCGTTAGAATTGAAGACCAAACTTATGCACAGAGAAAAGCAGAACGCTATAACAACGCAAGCATTAACAGTATCAAAAAAAGTAACGATAGGTGGAGCGCAGCACAAGAAGGCAGAGAGTTTTTATCTTTAGGCGAACCAATAAAAGTAGGACATCACAGCGAGCAAAGACACAGAGCATTGATTGAACGCAATAACAATCGAATGGAAAAGGCAATGGAATGTACGAATAAGGCGGAAGAACAACAACGCAAAGCGGAATACTGGGAAAGCAAAGCAGAAGAAATAACGCTTGCAATGCCATGTAGCATTGAATATTTTGAGTATAAACTCGAAAAAGCTACCGAGTATCATAAAGGCTTAAAAGATGGAACGATAGAAAAAGCACACTCTTATTCGCTCACATACGCAAGCAAAGATGTTAAGGAATTAAAGCAGAAAGTAGAAATGGCAAAATTACTATGGGGAAATTAAAGTAGGAGGTATCCAATGAATAAGGAAAAGATTAATACATACATAAATCAAAGAAAATATGAAATTCACACCGGGATAAATGCTGTAGTTGGTTCTAAGTTTGAGATAGAAAGAAGATTGATGGCAAATAGACTTGATGAATTACTGGAATTAGAAAAATTTATCAAGTCAGAGCCAGAAGAAACGTGTGAGTACGATTTATGGGACGAAGACAGCGATACATATAAGTGTAGCCAATGCGGAGAGCTATGGACTTTAATTGCTGACAGTCCCTTAGAAAACAATATGAACTATTGCCCGAAGTGTGGGAGAAAGATAATTGCAGGTGAATGATATGGAGAGACTAGTAGACGATGTAATGATTCAATCTGAATTAACCCCTTTGCAAATGCATGATATATGTTCTAAGTTGATTGAATATTACAATACAGGACTTGAACCTGATCAAATAGATAAGTTAGCATTGGATTTCTTGTCTATGAAAGATATAAGCAATAACAATGTTGAAATAGCAATCAGATGTATAACCGATATGGCAAAGGAAAACAAGGAAATAAAAAATGAACGCGACTACTGGGAAAGAGAAGCTAAGAAATGGTGTAACCAATTAGGATCATTAAGAAAATGGTTAGATGATAACGACCTTGATATGGATGATATTTTAAGAAAAGTGACTAAGTAAAATTAAGTTTTTGATGCTTAAATCAATAGGATTTAAAAGGAAAGGAGTAAAAATGTATAAATATTATGTAGCATTCGCCCACAAAAATGGATTTGGATATTGTGAAATATCTAAAAATAATAAAATAAATAGCTGCGATGATGTGATAGATATGGCAAAGGAAATTTCAAAAAAATGGAGATGGAAAAGAAGTGATTGTATTAAATTATATCTTGCTTCCCAACCATGAAAGTAAGGCGGTGAATAAGGATGAATGATTTTATAAAATTCTTCAATGATAAAAAAAGAGATTTTCCGATGCATCTTGAAATTAACTATAACAAAGTTGCTGATTGGCATATCTATATTTATAAAAAGGGATGTGCTAACGATTTCCCAAACAGCAACAGATACGGAGAAGATGCAATTATTTGCAATGTACAATATTCTGACATGGATTTAGCATTTGCAAAGGCGCAAGTTGAGTTAAAAGAGTGGTTATTAGAACACGACGGAGGTTATTAGGATGAATGAAGTAAAAAGCCAATTAAAACCAAAATGTGATAAATGTAATCTATTTGAACCTGACTTATTAATGACAACAGCGTATGATTTTCCTAATGAAATAATTAAAAGGGAAATCACGGTTACCTGCAAAAATATGACGCTATGCGGAATGTATAAAGAGTTTAACAATCCCGTAGCTAATAAATTACAAGAATTATTAGATAGAGAGAATGAGAGGTTTAAAGGTGAAAAGAAAAATTGAGATAGCAATATTGAAAATAAGAATTATACATTGCAAAGTCATGATGAAGATTCTAGATGTAATTAAAGCAATAGCGGAAAAAGGAATGGAGGTAACTAAAAGATGGATGCAGTAAGAAAAGAAATAGAAGAATTAGTACAAAAGGAATTAGATAGTGCAAATAGTATGTTTCCTCTCTTCCATTCTGCAATAGAGGGATATGCGGTAATACTAGAAGAGATGCAGGAGACTGGAGAAGCGTTAGAAAAATCTAATATGTATTTAGAATCTCTATGGTTCCAAATCAGAAAAAATATAAGTGGACATGTAACTAACACTATGGCAGACGGTATAAAGCTATATGCTATAAAAACGGCTACAGAGGCGGTACAGGTTGCTGCAATGGCTCAGAAGTATTTAGATAGCATGGAGGTGCGTAATGGACAAGACTAGCATAAGAGCGTACATACAAACCAAGTTTAAGATTGGACAAAATGTAACATTGCAGGTTAAAAGCCAAGATACAGGCAAGGTAATAGATAGTTTCAAGGTTAAAGTAGTTGGGTACTACGATCATTTCGTCTTGACCGACAAAAACAATCATAAAGAATGTTATGGATACCAAGACTTTTACAATATGGCGGTAAAGGGGTGATTATTTGCCAAATAAGAGAAATTTAAAGTTGGATGATTATGGGATATCTAATAAAAGATACAAGGAGTTATGCGGATTTTGCGAACAATATACCGAATGGAAAGATGAACTTCTGTACAAGAAAGATACAGTGAAAAGCAAGCAAATAACAGATATGCCAATGTCAACAAGCAGGGGAAATCCAATGGAAGAATTAGTAATAAGGAGAACCGATCTTGATGAAAAGTGCAAAATAATCGAACAGACAGCAATACAGGCAGATAGCGAACTTTATCAATACATAATAAAGTCAGTAACAGAGGAAGTGCCATATTGGTACCTTAGAGATATCATGGGAATGCCAAGATGCAAGGATGATTTTTATGCTTCTAGAAGATATTTTTTCTTCTTACTAGATAAAAACAAAAGATGAGCACCAAGAGGACATGAAAACATGTTAATCTATTAATGTGATAATAGTAATATAACATCTATAGCAGTTCTTTATTATTTGTCACCTCCTTATCGTTCTCGGAACCGTAAATCCGATACTGTATACCACGCAGGATAAGACACTCTCTTATTGCCGACAGAAGACGATTCGAAAGGGTGTCAGTGGTAATCTAGTCCATGGATTGCATGGAGGTTGGGCGAATCGCCAACTGAACTGACCACAATTATAGCAATAGGCGATTGTTTGATGGTGGAATAGGTAGACACAACACAAAGCAAGCGGAGTTTTCGGATGATAAGACCGCAGTTGTTCCGAGTTATAGGGTGCAAATCCCTATTCAAACAATAACAGTGCGAGGATAAACACTATAAGGCCTCTGGAGCAGAAACCAGATAGACAATAAAAAAGAGAGTAGACAGAAAACTACTGTGAACAAATTATATATCACCGCTAAACGATATATCAAAATGGCACTTATCCATTAACTTGGGTAGGTGCTTTTTCAATGCAAGAAAGGAGTTCTGATGAAATCATTAATAATAGCAATCAAGTGTAAGTTATTTAATAAACATACCATACAACACATAGAAGGGCATGGACACAGATGTGTATGTTGCTATAAGACAGCAAAGGCCATAAGGAATGAAACGTAAAAGCTGTATAGGGTGTTTATACATATCAAGTAGTAAGTGTGGGGAGATAAAAGTTATTAGAGGTAACTCGGGATCAGTTGGATATTGCAAGGTACCAGGTAAAGGATGCAAGATAAATAAAAGGAGGAAAGCATGAAAGTATTATTAAAAGTATTATTAGTTATAGGATTGATATTAATATGTGGTGGTATTAGTTGGGGTATAGTGGTCGGATTAATCAAGCTGATTACATTATGTTTCGGATTGGTATTCAATCTAAAGATAGCTACAGGGATATGGTTAGTGATTGCATTAATTAACTTTGTATTCCGTAAGAGTAATAAAGATAAATAAATATACAAAGTAATTTATAAAAATATCAAAATAATAGGGCTTATATAAAATACATAGTATAAATATAAAATAAGGGTGTGATTGAATGCTTAAGTCATGCAAGTATTGTAATAGAATACATGATAGCAAACATGATTGTGGTAAGAAGCCAGTAAGAAAGAAAGACCCAACCATAAAGAATAAGTTTAGATGGTCACGCAGATGGAGAGAGAAAGCAATAGACATAAAGGAAAGAGATAAGTACTTATGCCAGTTAGCTATTAGAGAGAATCCACCACGATATATATATACGACATTAGAGGTACATCATATCATACCAATAGAAGAAGATTGGGACTTAAGATTAGATGAGGAGAACTTAATCACTCTATCAGAAGAATGGCACGAGAAAGCAGAACGTGGAGAGATAACAAGGAAAGAACTCTTCCGAATACTATCAGAATTGCATAGATATCCCCCCGGGGGTCCTTATGGCAATTACTAAGGCGCTCGGATACCACGTGTCTACAACGGTTCACAAAACATTCCCTAAATGAAAACTTGAAAGAAGGTGATAAATTGGCAAGACCAAGTAAATCTACAGCAGTAATTAGCAAGAATTTAACAAATGAAGAACGTAAAGTCAGAGAAAAAAATGAGAAGAATTTAAAAGGAGACGACAGCTCTATCTTACCATCTAATCACCTGACAGAAAAACAAAAATCTATATTCAGAAACCTTGTCAAACTACTAAAAAGCAGTGGGATATTAGGCAATATAGATATCTATGTATTAGACGAAGCTGCTATATCAATAGATAGAAAAATAACTATCGAAAGTGATATTAATACAGGAACAGTAGATGTTTATGACAGCAAAGTTACGTCAGCTAAAGCACAGGCACATAAAGAGTTTTGCAGATACATGAATGAATTATGTATGTCACCTCAAAGTAGAGCCAAATTCGCCAACGCCAACTTACAAAAAAAAGAGGAAGACCCATTAATAAAGGCTTTGGAAGACGATGATTAAAGACAGCAAGGCATATAAATATTGCGAGTGGTGTATTGAAAATAATAATAAATACGTTGGCGTATATGTAAAAAAACAGGCTCAGTCATGGATAGATATTGTAAAAGGACTAAATACAGAGGCTTATATAGATGAAAAGGAATATCGAAAAATATGCAAAATACTAAAATTAATGATTCATCCAGATTTGCAGTGCAGTATATACGAAGGACTAGAGGATTATGCATGGTTTTTAATAATAGCCGTCTACTGTACCAAATATAAAGAAGATAATAGCAGGTATTACGAAACGGCCTTGCTCGAAATTAGCCGTAAGAATTACAAAACATTCAACTCGGCAGTAATATTTATAATAGGAATGCTTATCGAACCAAGATTTTCAAGATTCTTTTCAGTAGCTCCCGACTTTAAATTATCAAACGAGTTAAGGTTAGCATTAAGGAAGATTGTGAAGGTAAGCCCTGCGCTTATAGATTATTTTAAAATTAATAGGGATATGATAATTAGCAAGATAACCGAAACTGAATACACTCCTTTAGCATATAGCAATGATAGAATGGACGGTAAATTGTCCAATATATTTCTAGCTGATGAAGCGGGGGCTATGGATGATTATCCCGTTGAAGCCATGAGATCTTCACAGATAACATTGTTGAATAAGCTCGGTATCATTATTTCCACTCAATATCCAAACGATAATAATGTGATGATTGATGAAATAGACTATGGCAAAAAGATTTTAGATGGGCTGTCGGATAATAATAGATATTTCAGTCTCCTTTATGAACCTAATAATGAATTGATAAAGGAATGGGAAACAAACGACATAGTTATATTTCAATCTAACCCAGTAGCGTATAGCACCCCGAATGTTTTCAAGGCGATAAAAGAAAAACGAACAATGGCTATACTTTATGAAAACAAGAGAGAAAACTATTTATGTAAACATAACAATATAATGTACAAGGGCCTTGGAATAGAAGGATATATTGATATAAACAAAGTCAAAGAATGTGTACAAGTAGAGGATTTAGACTTTTGGAGAGGTAAAAGAGTTTACTTAGGATTAGACTTGTCACAGACGGACGATAACACATCGGTAGCTATGGTATGTGAAGTAGATGGAGTTATATACGCAAAAGTATGGGGGTTCATACCTAAAGATAGAAAAGACTTTAAGATAAACAAGGAACACGTTGACTATAATAAGTTAATAAAAAATGAGGTATGCTATGAATGCGGCGATGAAGTAATAGATTATAATTTTGTAGAACAACACATAATGGACATACAGCAAAAATACGGAGTCGAAATTGTTCAAATAGGATATGATAGATACAACGCAATAAGCACAGTTCAAAGGTTGGAATCAGAAGGATTTGAATGCGTGGAAATTAAGCAACATTCAAGTGTTCTGCATATGCCCACTAAATTACTTAAGGAGTATGTATTAAGTAAAATGTTTAAGTACGATACCAATAGAATGCTTGAAATAAACTTTGAAAATGCCAGATGCACAGAAGATACTAATTTAAATAAATATGTAAACAAAAAGAAATCCGCAGGAAAAGTTGACATGGTTGTGTCTCTTATCAATGCGGTTTATTTATTGCAACAAGAGTTACTATATGGAAATAATAATTTCGTAGCTCAATATTAGAAAGCAGGTGAAACATTGGGATTTATTATAGATAATGCCAACATACTAAAAGCCAGAGCAGAACCAGAAGAAAGAGCAGACGGCTTAGTCGAATTTGACGATGCTCTGCTACAGGCGTTAATTGGTAAAACACAGGTAACAAAAAAAGAAGCACTAGCCATACCTGCTATACAAGGGTGTATAAAGTTTGCTGCCGATACAGTATCCATGCTACCAATCAAACTCTATCGTGAAAACGGTGGTAAGGTTGAAGAGGTTAAGAATGATAATCGTGTTAGGCTATTAAATGACGATACAGGTGATACGTTAGATGCAAACCAGTTTTGGAGAGCCATTATAACAGATTATTTTCTCGGAAAAGGTGGTTACGCATACATAAAAAGAGGATTTAACACCTTTGAAAGTCTTCATTACGTTGATGAAATTAACATTGCACAGATAAAAAATGCTGATCCAATTTTTAAAGACTATAACATAACGGTTCAAGGTGCACCATATAGGCCATATGAATTTTTAAAACTGTTGAGAAATACAAAGGATGGTTGTCGTGGGGTTAGCATTATAGAAGAAAATGCACTCATGCTAAGCGTTGCGTATAACACCTTGATATTTGAAGAAAACCTTGTTAAAAAGGGTGGAAATCGAAGAGGATTCCTAAAATCAGAGCAAAGATTAACACAGCCAGATATAGATAATTTAAAAGAAGCTTATGCGAAACTTTATAGCAACAACTCTGAGAATGTTGTAATACTTAACAAGGGGTTAGAGTTTCAAGAAGCAGCTAATTCTTCCGTAGAAATGCAGTTAAATGAGAATAAAGAAACCAATTCCAACGAATTATGTAAGCCTTTTTTATTTCCTGTTAATGTAATCAACGGTACTGCAACGGAAAAAGAATACAATAATGCTTTTAAAATGGGGATAATGCCACTTTTAAGAACTATTGAATGTGCATTAAATAGGGATTTGCTTCTGGAAAGCGAAAAAACAAGTTATTACTTTGCAGTAGATACTAAGGAAATGTTAAAAGGCAATATGAAAGAAAGATATGAAGCATATGGAATCGCCATAGAAAAAGGATTCATGAAAATTGACGAAGCCAGATATATGGAAGATAAAGAGCCTTTTGGTATCGACTGGATTAATGTAGGGCTTAACTCCGTGCTATACAATACAAAAACAGGAGAGGTTTATACTCCAAATACTGATAAAACTAACGACACGACAAATTTGAAAGGTGGTGAAAAAGATGCAGGTAGAAATCAGAGCTGATGGAGTCCATATTGAGGGCTATGTAAATGTACCTGGAAGAGAAAGTAAGCCTGTTATTACTTCCAAGGGACAGAAAGTAATTGAAGTTATAGAGCCTAGAGCTTTCCAGAGAGCTTTAGACAAGACTGATAATGTACCAATGACATTAGATCATGAAAAAACCAGAGTATTAGCACAGACAAAAGACAATACGGTTGAATTGAGAGAAGATAGTATTGGACTGAGAGCAAAAGCCATTGTAACTGATCCAGAAGTTATAGAAGGAGCTAAACAAGGAAAATTAAAAGGTTGGTCTTTTGGAATGACGAGGATAGTTGATTCTGTAGAACAAAGAGCAGACAATCTTCCGCTAAGAAGGGTAAAAGATTTTGTATTAGACCACATTACCCTGGTTATGAAAAAGAATCCCGTATATTCTGCTACATCTATTGAATTAAGAGCAGGAGAAGAGGAACCAGAAGAGATAGAAATCAGAACTTCGGAAGAAGAAATAACAATCACAGATACGGTTGAAACACCTAAGAAACCTGTTAATTTATCACAATATCATAACAGAATAAACAGATTAAAAGTCGGTAGGTAACCGGCTTATTTTTATGCAAAGAAAGCGAGGATACATAATGAATTTAAAGAAACTTTATGAAGAAAGAAATGCAAAAATCGCATCCATGAAATCTATTTTATCTAAAATGGAAACAGAGGAAAGAGCGGAAATGACAGCAGAGGAAACCGCAGCGTTTGATAAAGCAGATGCAGAAGTAAGGGCATTAGAAGAAACAATTTCAAGAGCGGAAAAAGCTAGAGATTTAAAATTAAACGTTGTTACTGATGATAAGAAAGAAGAATTAAGAGCAGATGAAGTTGCTGACGCAGAAGAAAGAGCCTTTGCAAACTTTATCAAAAAAGAAGCAGGATTCCATATAGAAGAGAGAGCTGGGGAACAAAATGTTACTATGGGTAACAATGGCGCTGTTATCCCTACTACAATTGCTAATAGAATCATCAAGGCGGTTAAGGATATCTGTCCTATATTTGCTAAAGCCACCTTATATGCAGTTAAAGGAACTCTTAAAGTACCTGTATGGGGATATGCTAACACAAGTCATGATGTCACTGTTGGATATCAGGCAGAGTTTACAGAGTTAACAGCAGATGCAGGTAGATTTACCTCTATTGATCTTGGTGGTTACTTGGCGGGTGCACTTACCTTAATCGGTAAAAGCGTAGCTAATAATGCAGCTGTAGATGTAGTTGCTTTCGTTATTAATTACATGGCTGAACAGATCGCAATCTTCCTTGAAGGTCAATTTTTAACCGGAACAGGTTCTAGTGCAGCAACAGGAATTTTAAGTACTACAAATACTATGAACGCAGGATCTGTTTCTGCAATTTCAGCGGACAACTTGATTGATTTGCAAGCAAAAGTTAAACAAGTATATCAAGCCAAGGCAGGATGGACAATGAATCCTGCTACATTTACAGCTATAAGGAAATTAAAGGATAGTAATGGTCGGTATTTGTTACAGGATGATATCACCGGCGAATTTCCTTATAGGTTGTTAGGAAAGCCAGTTTATATTTCTGACAATATGCCCGTTATTGCATCTGCAGCTAAAGCAGTTTTATATGGTGATTACAGTGGACTATCTGTTAATATGCGTGAAGGGATTGAAATTCAAGTATTAACTGAAAAATATGCTACACAGCATGCTCTTGGCATAGTTGCTTGGTTTGAATTTGATTCAAAAGTAACTGACAACCAGAAGGTTGCCACATTGGTTATGTCTGTCTAGAATTAATTGATTGGGGTTGATTAAATTCAGCCCCAATATTAAGAAAGGCGGAACTCATGAAAGTAAGCGATGTAACAGTAAATGAAATAGTTAAGTATCTAAGGCTTGATACAGGAGAATATACCGATAATGAGCTACAAGTATTAATAGATGCTTCAAAGGCTTATATAAGGTCGTATACGGGGTTAGATGATGTAGGAATAGATTTACACGAAGATATAACAATAGTCCTTTATATCCTTTGTCAAGACATGCACGATACTAGAACAATGTATGTAGAAAAAAACTACATGAACAAGGTTGTTGAGACTATATTAGGTATGCATAGCACTAATTTATTGCCATCTACAGAATAGAGGTGATTAGGTGAATCCTGGTAAGTATAGAAAGATGATTCAAATAATTAAGAAAGTCCCTGGTCAAGACGATTATGGTGAACCATTGGACGATTGGGAAGTCCATAAAACTGTATGGGCTAGTAAAAATCCTATACTTGGGAATGAATTTTATACAGCCCTTACAACAGATTCCAAGGTAGAACTAAAGTTTAACATGAGATATGTACCAGATATCACAGATTTAATGAGGATAAGGCATGGTAATGAAGATTATGAGATACTTTCTTGTATTGATGTTAATTCGTTACATATAGAAACCTTATGCTACTGTAAGTTGGTGAAATAATGGCAAAAGCAAGCTATAAAATACAAGGTATGGATAAACTTAGGGCAGACTTGAACAAGCTCGGGAAAGTACCACAAAAGCACGTCACAGCTAGTACAAGAAAAGGCATGAACATAGTTTTAAGGGATGCTAGAGCAAATGCACCTTGTGATACCGGAAACCTTAAAAAAGGTATTATAAATGTTGCTGAGCGATCCAAAACCAAAGGGAAAAAAGTATTTCGTATTGTATATGACAGTAAAATGAATGAAATATTCCAAAAGAAAGATAAAAATGGTCGTGTTGTAGCCTATTATCCTGTCAGCCAAGAATACGGATACTTTACTAAAAATGGTAGATACATACCTGGGTTTAGATTTATACATGGAAGTTTAAGGGATAATGCACAAAGAGCAGGTCAAGCAATGGTTAACACAATGAAAGATAAAATGGATGCTGAAATCAGGAAGGCGGGGCTGAGATAATGGAAAAAGAATTAAGATATGAATTGCAAAATAGAATATCGGAATTGACTATTTACCCAACCAATGCTCCGGAAAATGCAGCAAGGCCATATTTGGTGTATACAAGAATTAATACCAGAAATATTAAGACTTTGAATGGATTCATAAATAAACAGGAATTAAGTTTTATGTTTAGTATTATGGCTAAAAGATATGAAGATATGAGTTCATATTCAAAGCAAGTGGAAGAAATGCTTAAGTCATTTCCCTTAACGCGTATAGGAAAAAATGCAAGTATTTACGTTGAAGATTTAAATATAAACAATATCACGGAAACTTATGAAAAAGAATTAGAGCTGAACCGTGAAATAATCGATTTTACAATTTACGTTTAGAAAGGTGGTATTTTAATGGCAGAAAGAGCATTAGGAACCAAATTATTAATTAACGCTGCATCAATTGCCGGATTAACATCGGTTAATGGTATAGCGCTTACTGCTGATACAATCGACAAGACAACATTACAAAGCACGGGAGGGTATAGAGAATTTACAGGAGGATTTAAAGACGGCGGCGAGGTAACGGCATCTGGATTCTTTGAACCTAGCGATACAACTGGACAAGTGGCTCTTTACAATGCATTTGAAGCAGGTGGAGCGATACCTTTTTCGATATTATTTCCTTCTGCAATGGGTGCATCTTGGAGCTTCAATGGCGTTGTAACTGGATTCTCAACTGGCGCTGAATTAGAGGATATGGTAAGTTTTGAAGTAACAATTAAAGTAAGCGGTAAACCTACACTTGGTCTAAGTTTAAGCTCTGGTCTAACAGGATTAGCCTTAACTGGCACAGGTGGAGCGTTAACTCCTACATTTGCTAATGGTACATATTTATACGCATTTAGTGGTGTTACGGCAACAGCGGTAACTATTACAGCTACAGCAGTAGGACAAACACTTAAATTATTCGTAAATGGAGAGTACTTACAAGACTTAACAAGCGGATCACCTTCGGCTTCAATTCCAATGTCAATCGGTTCAAAGAAGCTGACTGTTCTAGCTAACGAAGATGGAAAGACACAGAAAATGTATGAAGTAGTAGTTGTAAAAACATCTTAATCAATCAATTAGGGATGGGTGAAAAACCTATCCCTTTTATTATGGAGGAAAATAAATGTCAGATAAAAATGATGTAATAATTTTAAATTTAGATAGACCCAGGGTGGTGAAGTTTACGCATAGGGCATTAAAAAGACTATCTGCATTACTAAAGAAACCACTTCACGAGGTTATAAAAGATTGTCAAGTTGATATGTATGACCAGATAGAGACATATATGCTTTGCGGATTAATGAAGGATGCGGAAGAAAATGGAGAAACAATAAAGAATACAGAAATAGAGAATATTCTAGACCAAGCAGAAGAGTTTTTCAAAGTAACAGAAGCTTGCCAATTGGCATTTATGAAGAGCCTAGGATATAAAGAAGATGAAAACACCAAGACGGAAAACACTTCGGATACAGTAGAAAAAAACTAAAAAGGGACAGTTCTGAACCCAAAGAATGGGATTGGGACGAGTCCCTTAAAACTGCTTTTATGTTGGGAATATCTCTTTTTGAATATGATAATATGACCCCTGCGCAGTTAAAGCTTAAAACTAAAGCCTACAAAGAAATCAAAACAATTGAAGCGGAAGAATATCAAATAAAGCTTAAAAATGATTATGAATTAGCAATAACGCAAGCCTGGCTGACCGCTAATTGGTACAGAGCTAAAAGAATGCCTAACTTAGACAAGGTATTGCCCAAGGATAAACCTTTACAAAAGCAGATGACTGACGAGCAGATGTTGAATCAAATTAAATCATTAAACGCTATGTTCGGAGGGGTGGTGAACAAAGATGGCGCAGAGTAATTTTATAGTCCGTGGTGGTGCTGATTTTAGCAATATAAACAAAGCAATAACTCAGACAGAAACAAGATTCGGAAATTTCCAAAAAAAGATTAACAGTTCTATGAAATTGGTTACAACAGCTTTGGGTGGATTAGCGATTGGAAAACTTGTTAAAGACAGTACGCAAGCAGCAATGTCGGTAGAAAGCTCTGTAAGCAACATAAGCCGTACAATGGGTGCAAATAGCACGGAATTTAATAAATGGGCTGAAACACAATCTAAAGCCTACGGAATAGCACGTACAGAAGCATTTAAATACGGAGCGGTGTTTAGTAATTTACTTAGCGGATTTTCTAAAGATACGGCAGAAACAACTAAAAATACAACCGACTTAATAAAAGCATCTGCTATAGTAGCTTCTGCAACTGGAAGAACCATGGAAGATACAATGGATAGAATTAGAAGTGGTCTCCTTGGTAATACAGAATCAATTGAGGATTTAGGCATTAACGTAAACGTGGCAATGATTCAATCTACCAATGCTTTCAAGAAGTTTGCTAACGGCAAGAGTTGGCAGCAATTAGACTTCCAAACCCAACAACAAATTAGGCTAATGGCAATACTTGAACAGGCTAATCAGAAATACGGTGATAGTCTGGCAGGAACCACAGCTACTAAACAGTTAATGTTTGTAGCTACTTTAAAAAATATTCAACTTAATCTAGGTCAAGCATTTCTACCCATTTACAATGTTATTCTTCCGGCTTTAACCTCATTAGCTAGCAAAATAGAAAGTATAACAGCTCACTTTGCAGCATTCACACAAGCATTATTTGGCAAATCCACTCAAACCAATATAACCAATACTGCATCTGGTTTAGATGGCCAGGCGAATGCAATAACAGGAATTGGAGATGCAGCCGAAGCAGCGGGAAAGAAAGCACAGAAAGCCGTTGCACCGTTCGATGAATTAAACAATAGGTCAAGCGCAAGCGCATCAGGTTCCGGTTCTGGAACGGGCGCAACAGGTGGAGGAAGTACCACAACTACCACAAAAACAAATGTTGTAGATGATAGTGTAATAGGTTCGCTAGATAAATTAAAACAAGCAGTACAGCCTACACTTGATGCATTAGGGAGATTAAAGACAGCACTAGAAAAACCTTTCAACTTTGCTAAGAATGGATTGAAAAGCTTTTACGATAATGTTTTATTGCCATTAGGTAAATGGGTTGTTGGCGAGGGGTTGCCTACCTTATTCGATTCTATCACAGATTTAATCAATAAAATTGACTGGAAGAAGTTAACGGAATCATTTGATAAGTTTAATAAAGCTTTAGGACCATTTGCTATTAATGTTGGAAAAGGGTTAGTGCAATTCTTTAAAGATGTAAGTAAAAACTTAAACCCCGTTATTGCAAGCATGATTAGCGGTATAGCAACAGGTTTAGATAAATTAGCGGATGCAATGAACGAAATGGATCCTGCGCAAACTAAAAAACTAGGAGAAAATCTTGGTAAATTCGTGTTGGCTCTTGGACTATTTAAAGGACTTGCAGGTGCGGGAAAAATACTAACCGAAATTGCATCGGGTTTAAAAGGATTATCGGGTGGATTAAAATTATTTGGTTCAGTAAATGCATTTTCACTATCTATCATGCTAGGTGATGCAGTTGGAGATTTGAATGATTGGATAGATACAAAGCTAGAAGAAAAGTTCGGGCCTACTTGGAAAAAAATTATATTTACGTTTACCAATGCAGGATTTGGAGCCTTAATCGGAGCAACATTCGGTGGAGTACCAGGAGCATTAATTGGAGCGTTAGCCGGAGGTATAGCAGGAGCTGTAAACGAATTTGGATTTGATGAGATATGGGAAAATATTAAAAAGGGTTTCAGTAAAGCAATTAGCTCCGTCTTTAATTTTAATGAGACTAAAAAACTATTCAAAAGTACGTTAGAGAACTTCAAAAAAGTATTTGCAGGTGAAGATATTGGCAAAAACCTAGTAGATGGTTTAGAAAATGGAATTTCAACAGCAATTACAGCACTTGCAGAACCTATTGCAGATTTATTTCAACCGATTACTGATGCTGTTAAAAAGTTATTTGGTATCCATTCTCCGTCTACTGTATTTGCAGAAATCGGCGGTAACTTAGTAGCAGGAATTAAGCAAGGAATTGAAGACGCATGGACGGCATTCACTACTTTTATAAGTGCACTACCTGGAAAAGTCGTAGAAAAATTTGGTGACATCAAAACTAAATTCTTGGCTAAAGGAAGTGATATAATTAGCGGAATTAAGACTGGATGGGACAACGGAATAAACGCTTTTAATACATGGTTATCTGGTAAGCCTGCAAGCATTCTAACTGGATTCGGCAATATAAAAGATAAATTCTTATCAAAAGGCAGTGATATAATCGGTGGAATTAAAAGCGGATGGACTAATGCGTGGACTGATTTTAAAACATGGTTATCCGACCTTCCTAGCAAAATTGCTTCTGGTATTGGTAGCTTAAAAGATGTTGGAAAGAACTTAATCGAAAGCTTTATTGACGGATTAAAGGCTATAAGCATTCCCAAATTAGATATTTCAATAGGATCAACAACTAAATCTATTTTCGGTAAAGATATCAGCGTGCCAAAATTTGATGTTAACTGGTATGCAGGCGGTGGATTCCCGAGTATGGGTGAGTTATTCGTAGCCAATGAAGCAGGACCAGAACTTGTTGGAACTATGGGTGGAAAAAGCGCCGTAGCTAATCAAAATCAAATCACGGACGGTATTACTAATGCTTTATTAAGCGTAATCAACGAAAACGTTCTTTACTCAGCTTTTAAAAGAGCGTTAAGCGAAAGTGAATTGCAAGCGGTTCTTGACACAGATACTGCGTTTAGAAGTATGAGAAACAAAGCATTAGAGTATGCAAGTATGACTGGTAAGCCAGCTTTTTAAGGAGGGATTAAACATGGCATTTTTAGGTTATTTATTAAAAATAAACGGTTTAATTCTTCCAAACCGTTTTATAGCAATAAAAACATATACTACAACTCCAAACCAAATACAAGATGAAGATTCATATATTGATCTAGATGGTGTATTGGATAGAAGTACACTACCGCACAGAAGAAGTAAATGTGAATTTAACACACCACCAATTAATGAAACTGACAATCATATATTACAATCTTACTTTCCGGAGGATTTAAAGATAGAAGCTGAATACTGGAACCCTAGAAAAGGTATTTACGAAACAGGAACATTCTATAATCCGGATATAACCTTTACTGTAGAAAGTATAAATGAAGAAACAAATCAGATTACATACGAACCAATAAGATTAGCGCTGATAGAATATTAGGGAGGTGTACATATGTTAGATATACCGCAAGAGTTAAAAGACCTATATATGCAAAATAATATAACTAAAAAATTAACATTGTACTTTCCGGATATCGATCTTACAATAGAAAATAACAAAATTGTAAGTGGAAGTTTTTCTATCGAAGAAGGATTATGCTCCGAAAATGAATTGACTTTTGGCTCGTGTGAGTCAGCTCAATTTAAGATTGTTGTTGCGGATATAATACAAGATATAAGCAATCAAGTGTTCATTGCAACACAAACAGTTGACGGAATATACACGATGCCACTTGGAACATATAGAGTTTATACAGCAGCGAAACAGTCTGATAAAAGATTTAAATTAATAACTGCATATGACGTAATGAAAACGACAGACGTTGATGTTTCTAGTTGGTATAATAGTATTACATTTCCTTTATCTGTTAAAAATTTAAGACAATCACTATTGAGTAATTTAGGTATAGATTATGTTGAACAAACCCTTACTAACGATGATATTATGTTAGAAAAAACGATAAATCCAAGCCGATTAGTCGGAAGGGATATATTAAGTCGATTAGCTGAAATAAATGCTGGATTTGGACATATAACAAGAGATAATAAATTCAAGGTGATACAACTTAGTGGACTAGGTTTATATCCATCGGAAACGCTTTATCCGAGTGAGGACTTGTATCCATCGGAATCGGGAGAATACATTACTTCTGGTGTAATAAAAATTGATTATGAAGAGTATATCGTAGAACCGATCACTTCAATCACTCTAAGACAAGATGATTCTGATATAGGTGTTACAGCGGGTACCATAGAAAATCCTTACATTATAACTGGCAACTATTTATTATTTGGTCAAGACAGTGTTATATTACAAAGTATTGCAGATAAGATTCTATTACAGGTAAAAGATAAATATTACACACCTCATACAACAAAATTAAGAGGGAGACCATACTTAGAGGTTGGTGATACGGTTACTCCTTTCACTAGAAATAATGCCATAGAATCTTTCATATTTAGGAGAAAGCTTACAGGTGGTCAAGCTCTAATAGATGAAATAAGCGCTACAGGCAATCAGAAACGCTCTGAGACAGTTACTCCTAATAATGAAATACAGAGCCTTAAGGGGAAGACATTAAGGATTGAAAAAAGCGTGGATGGACTTGAAGTAGCATTAGCAGATACAGCCGAAGGTCTTGAATCCATGATTTCATTCACAGCAGAGGAACTTCAAACCCAGATTACTGATAACAAAGAAGATGCGGAAAGCCAATTTTTACAGCAAGCCGACCTCATATTATTAAGGGTTGAAAAGAACGGTGTTATATCTGCCATTAATTTATCCCCCGAAACAGTCAAAATCCACGCAAACAATATTGAATTAGAAGGTATTGTAACAGCTAATAGTAACTTTAAGATTTTACTTGATGGCAGTATAGAAGCAGTTAATGGAAAATTTAATGGAGTAATATCTAATCTTAATTCTTCTGGTTCAGAAGCAGCAAGAATATACGATGGTGGTTTTCGTGGAACATCATTTACAGCATGTAATTACGCAAATGTTGTCAATGGTACTCCACCCACAAATTATTCTATAGTAACACCAGGAATATTAAACATGATGAATTCCGGAAAAATTACCATTATTAACGGCGACCGAATCGATACTAGTGATGTTTATACTGCAAGGGTAAACGGATCAACACCAATCACAGCAAACAATAGAAGCGACTATATTTACAATTTATATGACAGTACATCGGGTGTTGAACAAGTTACATCATTCGGAAACAATTTTAGACCACATTCATCGAAGGGGGACAACACCGTTTCTTGTGGCTCTCCTTCTTATAGATGGACGCAAGTGTTTGCTTCAACCGCAACAATAGGTACATCTGATGGGAATTTAAAAGATGCAATTGAAGATATTACGGAATTTGAAAGAAGAGTAGCCGTTAAGATTAAATCACAAATTAAAAAGTTCAAATTCAAAGATGCAGTAGCAAAAAAAGGTGACGAAGCTCGTATCCATTATGGTGTTATTGCTCAAGATGTGAAGGCTGCTTTCGAATCAGAGGGACTAAATCCTTACGAATACGCAATGTTTTGTTCAGATACATGGTATGAGGTTGATGGTAGAGCTTGCAAAGAAAATGAAGAACCATATACAAGTGAAGATTTTGAAGCTGTTGAAGTAACGAGGTTGGGTATACGATACGAAGAATTATTATGCTTTATAATTGCTTCAATTTAGATTAAAAAATAATTAAAAGTATTGCATAAAATTGCCAGTATGATACAATAATAACATAAAAACATTAAGAAGAGGTGTGGATATGAAAAGTACAGTAGTTTTTATGATTACATTGTTGATACTTGGTACTCCTTTTGACCAGACAGCCAGGACAATTACAATAAAAGATATAACAATTGGTGGACCATCACCCTTGACAATGGACAATCTTAAAAAGGGATTTGGAGTTGACGGAGAACTTTCCTTAATTGAAGAAAGTGCGAGCATTAAAACTGGTGGCAAGTACAGTATTTATTTTAATAATTTATTGCCAATGTCTCATTTTAAATACACTAGTGACGATGAATATATAGCAACTGTAGATAATGAGACGGGAGTAGTTACAGGGGTAGGAAAAGGAACGACATATATAAACTGTACAGTTTATCAACAAGATACAACAGAAATAACATTTGAATTTCAGATTACTGTAAAATAAATATTAACAAACAAAGGCATCTACCAAATGGTAGGTGCTTTTATTATGCCTAAACGAGGTGTACGCATGTATAAAAACGAGTATGTAAAAGTCGATTGGGAAGAATTAAGTCGGATACAAAAAGAAAGTGGATATAAATATACTCAGACAAAAAGGCATTTAAATAAGATTGACAGCTCCTCAATAGACTTAAATATCCCGAAAGAAGGTGAATAAATGGCATATACAAAAATATACAGTAAAACAGATTGGCAAAATCGACCTAACACATCGACACCAGTAGGAAGAACCAATTTATACAAAATGGAAGTTGGTATAGATACTCTGGATAACCGAGTAGTTGAATTAGATACAGTAAAAGCCAACCAAAGCACCATGAACAGTGTAGTCCAATCCATTACATATAACGATGCAACAGGCGTCCTAACAATAACTAAGGTTAACGGTACTTCTACTAACATAGATACAAAGTTAGAGAAGCTTGCTGTTAACTTTTCTTATAATCCAGATACACAGCAATTAGATATTACCCTAGATGACGGAACGGTACAACATGTAGATATGTCAGCTCTAGTTACTCAGTACGAGTTCATAGACACGGACACGATTGATTTTACAGTCCAGAGTGATGGCAAGATTAAAGCCAGCATTATACCTGGCTCAATCACTGGTGCAATGTTACAGCCTAATTATTTAGCAGACATTATCGTACAGGCTAATATTGCAACAGCACAAGCGGTTATAGCTACAGACGCAGCTGACGACGCACTAGGATATAAAAATGAGACCGAAGCGTTTAAGAATCAAGCTAAACAGTACCGTGATGAAGCGCAAGGAATTGTAGGTGTAGGGATCGCAGATAAAGTAGTTCCTGGACTGGTTAGAGGAAGTGGAAATGTAGAAATTGAAGCCGATGGAGACCTGTGGGCTAATCCTTACATGGATAAAGCTACCATTGCAGATGCATCCCTTGCACATTTTACAACTGCTGATAACGGACTAGCAGAATTGTTCTTAAATGGTAAGTCATATCAGAATGTTACCGTAGAAGGAAAAAATAAATTTGATAAAGCTAAAATAACAGCGGTTCGATATATTCAACCTGTAACTGGCGCCGTAACAACAAGTAGCTATAACAACAATGTATCTCAGCTAATATCTGTAACAGCAGGTAGTACATATACAATCAGTGGTCACACATTTGTACAGCCTAATACTCCTGTTGGTATCGCTTGGTACAATTCCAGTGGTGTATTTATTAGTGGAACTACTTATCAGAACGTAACTGGTAACGGAACATATACAGCACCTACAGGCGCAACATTTATTAGATATACGATTAATAACGTAGATTTAAACACTAGCCAATTAGAATTAGGCTCAACAGCAACTGCATACGCAAGTTACGTAGGAAATAGTCCAAGTCCCGACTACCCTGCCCCTATTACACCGTTTAATGCGAGCGGGACGGCTAAGGCTAGGGCTACGAGAAAGAATTTATTGCCTAAATTCAGCAATCAAATACTGAGTGGAGTAACCATGACGGTTGATAGCGATGGAACTATACACTTAAACGGCACGGCAACTGGCAATATATCCTTTTATGCGGATAACGCAAATAGCCAAAACTTCATGTTTATTAGTGGAGACTATGCACTTTCTCTAAACAATCCATCAATTGCTCCATTAACATTTTATTTTGTAAGAAGAGACAACGAAGCTTATCCATATAGTATGACATTAAATGCAGATACTATTGATAAAAAAGCAACTGCCACCAGAACTGGCAATCAAGTGTTTTTAGCTAATCGTTGTTATATATATATTGCTTCTGGGTCGGTATTAAATAACGCAATACTAAAACCACAGCTAGAACTTGGAACAGTCGCAACCCCTTACGAAACACTAAAATCCAACGAATCCCCCATTGCCTTTAGTGGCTACGACCTGCCTAATGGGGTAAAGGATACACCAGATTATACGAGGACAGCAAAGTATGTAATAACTAGCAATGACATTATATCTTTAGATACGGTTACTTCAGCTATCGTTGATTTTGTGAATATTCGCTACACAAATATGACAGGTATAGTAATCCCTACAGTGCAAGACAGCGAAGCAAAATCAATGTTAACAAGTGTCTCAACTCCGAGAAATAATGTATTAGCACCTTATAAGCACTGGAAGGCTCCGTCAAATTGGCAAATAGGATTTGAAAAAGGCAAATACGCAACCTTGGCTGATGCTAGAAACGCTTATGTAGGAACAGTAGTAATTTACGAACTTGCAACTTACATCCCTCGTACACCTATTAGAACCTTTGTAACCACCTACGCCACCGAAACAAACATTAGCATTATAGACCCAGTACAGACTACATTTACTGCTGTGGCTAAATCGGAGTTGTGGAGTAGGGAGTATTCAATCAATCTCGATATTGATGGCTACGAGCAAAGAATTGCAGATAACGAAACAAAAATTGTAGACTTGACAGAATTAACCGCTACAAACTCAATAAGGGTTGACAACCCTTTGGTTGGAAGATATAAAACTGTAAAGGAAGATAGTGAATATAATTCATGGCCCATGATCGTAAGGACTAATACAAATAGGCTGATAGTAGTATATAGCAGTGGAGAACATCATAAGGTTGGTGATGTTCCGGGACGTAAGCTGTGCTACAAGTATTCCGACAGTGACGGACTAATATGGTCAGACGAATTGATAATGTTATATAGTCCTGACCATGATTGCATATCCAATGCTTTGGGTGTTAATTCTGACGGGAGTATAGTTTGTATTTCCCGTAGGGGCGGAGTTTTAAACGGCGCCACTACAAGTTATCAAGTAATGAAGAGTGTTGACAACGGATTATCATTTTCTCATGTTTTTACAATGTCAGATTCGACCGATTTGAATGTACGTTCTGTCGGCTCTCCAAACATGATGGCAACTATGGATAATGGACAAATAGTGTCATTAACACTTACTTCTATAGGGGGATTATTTGGTGTATGTGCAATATTTTCAAACGATAATGGGTCTACATGGAACAGTAGTGTCCAAATAATTTCAAATACACACAGCACAATTAACACTCTTCCAACAGAGATTCGCACAACTTATATTAGCAACGGAAGGTTAATTGCAATTGGCAGGAATAATCAAGGAAATCTTTATCAATTAACATCGATAGATTATGGCGTCACTTGGACAGTTTCCATAACCAATATTAACGATTGTTATCAACATAATGCCCATGCGGTTTATATACCGAGTTCTGACACATTGGCTTTATATTACACAGATCGTAGGTCAACAACAATTTTGAGAAGAAGTGTTCGTGCATCTTATATATTCAATAACCCTACCGGATGGACTTCCTCAACAGTAATAGACTATAGTGGTGCGCCATCTGCACTGATTGATTCAGGTTATTCAACAACCTGTCTTTTGCGTAGCGACTCACTGGATACAATTACTACATTTTATACCACAAGAGGGGAAGCCGCTACAGATGATACCTCACCACGCAAAACAGCAATTGTCATTGTGTACGATAAGACTACTAAAACAGATGAATTTAATCAATTAACAGGAAAATATCGTCAAGCATTAATAAACGGTGGTTTTGATTTATGGGATTATGGTACATCGTTTAGTGCTGCCGGATACACAGCTAATCGATGGAGACTTATTCTTGGCTCAGGTGCCGCAGCAACAATCACCAAAGAAGCCTTTTCACTAGGGCAAACCGACGTTCCATACAACCCAACATATTACGCCAAGATGAATTTATCATCTGTTGGAACCGGCACAACATTTTTGATTCAACGTATAGAAGGGGTATCGTATTTTGCAGGGCAACCATTGACGTATAGTTTCTACGCGAAGGTCGAATCGGGAGAATATACAATAGAGACTAACATTACTCAAATATTTGGAACGGGTGGAAGTAGTAGTGTATCAACGTCTGCTCAGTCAAAAGTATTGACAACTAAATGGCAATTAATAACTGGCACCGTAATACTTCCCTCTATTACTGGCAAAACGATCGGCGCAAATAATTGTATGGAGTGGGCTTTCAGATTTACAGTTGGACATGGAACGGGGAATATACTAATATCGAATGTGCAAATCAACATAGGGCATAACTCGCTTCCATATTTCATCAAACAAGAAGCAGAGGAGCGATCTTTGTCTGAACGGTATGCTGTTTTATTTAACAGTGCATCAGCCAGCTATCCAGTGGGAAACGGTTTTGCAATCAGCACTACACAAGCACGTATTCAATTGCAATTTCCTACAACACTAAGAACAAACCCTACTTTAATAGCTACAGCAACTGATTGGCAAATTTCAGACGGAATCACTTCTGTAGATGTAACAGCGTTATCAATTATATCAGGGCAAACCAGTGATAAAACAGTAACTTTATTGGTAACTGTGGCGAGCGGACTTACTCAGTTTCGACCATATCAGCTAATCGCAGATGGAACTGCGAACAGAATGCTTATATTTGAATCAGAGTTATAATAAAAATGAGAGGTAGTATATGACAATTGAGGTAGCGTTATTAATATCGGGTATATCCCTTGCATTTGCAATTTACTCGGGGATTTCCAACATGAAAAGAAATCAAAAGTCCGACGATAAGAAAGATGCAAGTGAAATGACTATGGTTATAGTCAAGTTAGAAACAATCGGAACAGGTATAACCGAGATCAAGGCAGATATGTCTAATGTGAAAGATGATATTAAAGAGACCAGGGAACGATTAATTAAGGTTGAATCTTCGGCAGCACAGGCTCATAAGCGTTTAGATACCTTAGAGAGCAGAAAAGGAGAATAGTATGGATATTTTAAATCAATACGTAGTAGTAGCAGTAGTAGCGATATGTTTCGCAGTAGGTTATGTAATCAAGAATAGTTTAGACTTTATCCCTAATAAATACATACCTCTTATAATGGCTATTTTAGGCGTGTTTCTTAATATTTGGGTAAATGGCTGGGTGTTAACACCGGAAGTTCTATTAGGGGGATTAGCAAGCGGTCTGGCTAGTACAGGAGCATTCGAAGCGTTCAAAAACATTACTAAGAAAGAAGGTAAATAATATGAATCCACAATTTGAAAATATCTTTAAGTATCATGCTCCAAAGCCGGGGCAACCAGAAAAATACGAAGCAATAAGAGAAAAAGCCAAGGAGCTTGCATATCTAATTGAAGAGCTTGCCCCTAACAGCAGAGAAAGATCGGTAGCTTTAACCAAGCTTGAAGAATCTATGATGTGGGCCAATGCAGCAATAGCAAGAAATTAGGAGGTATACATTATGAATATAGCCCTAACAGTAGGTCATAGCATTCTTAAAAACGGAAATATCACTTCTGCCGATGGAACTAAATTCGGTGGAGTGAATGAGTACAAGTACAATAAGGGTCTTGCCCCTTACATAGCAAAATACCTTAAGCAATTAGGGCATA